AACGACAGCGCGATCTCGGCGGCAATGAACCAGGCGAGGGCCGAGGTGAACAACGGGTCAAACTGCGCGGTGTCCTCATTGAGAAATGTGCCTGTAACAATGGCATCCTCGACGTCACAATGGATCAGCCGCCCACTGACATCCGAACCGATGGCGTACGGAAAGGTCTGCGGGTACGGAATCCGGTCACTGGTCACGCTCACCGTGACGGGACTAGCTGTCTCGGTTACGGGCGGGAACAGCCTGTGGACGTTGATGAAGTCGGTCGGGTACCGATAGGTGAACGCCCAATCCTGGAACAACTGCTCACCGACCAGCGCCAGATCCACTTGGCGCACAGCAAACGGCCACGGGCGCTCCCGCAGCATCGTGGTCAGACACTGCTCCCAGACGGCGTTGCAGGCACGGCCTGCAACACTGTTTTCCGTAATATCTGCAATCGGCTGGGAAATGCCCAGCCGAAGCAGAGCCAGATTGCAGATTGCCGTCTGGTTCACTGTTTACGCCACCCGCATGTCGGCGTAGAGCGCAGCGCCAGTACCAGTGATGGTCGTGACGTTGACGCGCACATACGGCTTGGCGACCTTGACCTGATACGAGAACGGCTTGCTGGTGTGCGTACCGGCGACCGTGATGGTTGCGGCAGTGGTCCAGGTGGAGCCGTCAACAGAGTGTTCCACATCGAACACGATGTTCTGCGCACCGCTGGTGCCAATGGCCTTGCCGTACACGTCAACGACAATCGGCTCGGTTGCACCGTACAACTGAACGCCAACGGTGGGGCCGTTGGTCGCAGTCGTGATATTCGTAGCGAGAGTGACTTCCATGTGAATCCTTTTGGGTTATTGGGATGGTATAACAAAGCACCCGGAAGGCAAGCCCTCCGGGTGTTTTGATGTCATTCAGTTCAGCGCAGATCAACCAGCCTTGATGCTGGAGCCATCCGGGAAGTACTGCATGCTGCTGACAGCCGGAACCAGGATGGCGGTGACCGCGCCAGCGGTCGGGTTCTCGCCACCATTGACGGTGTACTCGATGCCGAGATACCGCTCATAGGTCTGCCCGAGAGGCAGAGCGATGGCGAACTCGGCACCTGCCGTCAGGGCAGCCAGCAGGATAGTACGCTCCGCGTGGACCGTCTCGCTGGTGTCCATATCGGCGGTGCTGTCCGACTTGATCGAAACGGTCAATCCGGTGAACTCCGAACCGCCGTTGCCAGCCGCCGTGAAGGCGGTGGTCACGATCAGTCGGAGAATCATCGGACGGATACCCAGATCCTTGAGGGTCGGGGTAGCCTGGGTGTCGATCACGTTCGTCGAGTCAGCGGAGCCGCCGGTAAGCGCCTGCGCAGACGAAAGGATCATGTTGGTCGTGTCGTCGTAGTAGCCCATGTGTTGTGTCTTTCGTAGTTAGGTGTTGTTGTTGAATCAGACCACGCGGACTTCCGCGTCCGACAGAGCGTGGACCACCTTGACCTGGTAGCCACGGAACATGGTCTTGCGCTTGCCTTCGGCAGTCTCGACGGTCAGGTTGCCAGCAGCCTTGTTCAGAGCCTGGATGTCCAGCATCTGAGCCGTGGTGCGGGAAACGTAGATCACCGGGGTGCCAAGCATCTCGACGGGCAGCAGACGGTGCTGGCCCTTGATCATCAGCTTGATGAGGTCAGCAGCGCCCGACTCGCTCACCAGGTTGCTGGTGTCGATGTTGCAGATACGAACCACGCCGCGCCAATCTTCAACCTTCTGGCCGCAGTGCAGTTCCCAGATGTCCTGGTAGAACTCGTCGATGTTGCCGCTGCCCAGGGTCTTGCTGACCGGGGTTCCGCCATTGACCGGGGTGTGCTTGATGCCAACGCCGCCACCCTGGGGGATCAGACCGCTGACGGTCTTGGGGCCGTTGATGACCATCCACACCGAGGTGTTGTCGGTGCCAGTGCCGCCAGCGTCGATGATCTGCTCGGCGGTCTGGCCACCCGAGATCAGGCCGTAACGCTTCGACAGGCCGTCAAAGGCGAGGGGGTCGGCGGTCGTCGGAATGCCGGTCGTGGCATTGCCGTAGAACCACAGGTTGGCCCACTTCTGGTTGATGGCTTCCAGCATGGAGCGAGCTTCAAGAGCGCGCTGCGCAGCCGAGTTGCCGTTGAGGTCGATGATGCGCTTGCTGACTTCGCTGGCGATGCCGATACGGCTGGTGATGTCGGTCACGGCGTCCACATTGCTCTTGCCGACCGGAACACCGCCGCCAACGCTCAGGAGCGAAGCAGTGGGGAGCGCGGTACGAACATGAGTGATGTTCTGCGTGCCGTCATTGCACACCTGCCAGGGAATGTCTTCCAGAACCGGGTTCTGCTGGTTCAGGATTTCCGCGACGGTAGCGATGGAGTGATCGGGCTTTTCGCGCTTGATCAGGTCCATCAGGTTGAGATAGGTTGCACCGAGAGTAGCCATGTGATTCCTTTATTGTGTTTGGTTAGGCTGACTTGGGCTGAAACAGCCCCTCAAGAGGATCGTGGTGAGGCGAACGCTTCTCCACTCCGGGGGTTGCACCCGGACGCACGAACTGATCCTCGCGCATCTTTGTACCAATGTCATGCAGAATACGCACAACAACGGGATTGTAGAGGATGCCAGCGTCCTTGATCATGGCCTGCGTCTTCGGGCTGAGGCGATCAACGGTACGGGTGACATCCACCATGGTCTCACGGATCTTCTCGCCGCCGAGTTCGGGATCCTTCTGAAGTTCCTCAAGCCAGCCCTTCTCGGACAGTTGCTTGAACTCGGCATCCGCCGCTTCCTTCGCCTGCTTTTCGCGCATGGCGACAGCAGCAGCGGCCTTGGGGTCAAGACCCGACTTCTGCGCCCACTCAACGATGGGCTTCAGTGATTCGACAGTGAATCCTTCGGGAGCCTTGAAATCCGCCCACGGATCCTTGGCCGGGGCAGCAGGCTTGGCCGCTTCAGGAGCGGCTGGTTTCGGGGTGTCCGCTACCGGAGCCGGGGACGCAGCAGGAGTGCTGGCCGGAGTCTCGGTTGCAGGAACGGAAGCAGTTTCAGGCATGCCCCGATGCTAGTGAGTCACACAGGGATTGCAAGTACCCGATATCACCTGCGGCGACGGCGAAGGAACCACGCCAGCGGGGTAAGGACAGCGAAGCCTGCGCCCCAGGAGTTGCCCCAGGACGATCCCCAGGAGTTGCCCCAGGCGCTGCTCATGCTGGCCCCCATTCGGTGCCGGTCTGTCCATTGCCGGTCACGGCGTAGCCATTGACGGCCTTTATGTCGGCCTCGACGCGCCCACTGGTGACAACCAGTGAATCAACCTTGGCAAGCTGCGCCGACTCGGATGCCGTCAGTCCGCTGACGCCGGTCTCAGCCAGCAGGATCGTATTCCGCCACACAACGTCGATTCCGCCGCCACCGCTGGACTTGACCGGATAGGCCCCATCGTTGCGGAATATGCGCCGGTTGTCGAGTTGCCGCAGGTTCGTCGCCGTCGTGTTGTCGATGTAGATATCGACAGTGGCGTTGTTGATGCGGAAGTTGGCCTGGTCGAGTGCGGTCATTCCGCCAACGAACTCACGAATTCCGTTGTCGCTCTCCAGGTTGTAGCTCCACCAGGCGTACATGTCCGCGACGTTGAAGTTGCTGGCGACCGTGACGTTCACCTCGTCGGCGGCGTAGTCGGCAGCGAATCCGGGCACGGCGCTGCCGTCGATGGCGAGGGCCGTGTACACCTCGTCCTCGATCTGATCTACCGACACCGACCAGCCGGAAGCAGCAGCGACGACCGTCGTCTGGAAGGTCAGATACCCGCGCTTGTGGACGCGCACCTGTACGCTGTCGCCTGCGGTGTAGTCGGCGCCATCGGTGTAGGTGTCGCTGTAGCTCGTTCCTGGCGTGCCGATGTACATTTCGGTCGCCGTAGTCACGTTGTAGACGCGCACCTTGCTGCCGGTCAGGATGCCGCTGACGCTCGCCGTGGCGACAACGGGCGGCGTGCCATAGGTGCCGTCGTCGCTCTGGAAGCGGGTAAAGTCAGGGTGCGGTGTGCCGCCCTCCGTCACTGGCACCGTGCAGGACGCCTCGCAGCGTTTCAAACGCTGGGCCGTTGTCAAGAATGCACTCGGGCCATTCGAACGGGTCGCGCCCTTGGAACGTGGTGTCCAGCGCCAGATTATAGTTGAGCCAGCGCAGAATGTCCGTTCCGCTGTTCGTTCCGCTGTCGGTGATCGTCAGGCTGTAATCCTTGGCACCGTCACCGGCGTCCCAGGACACAGGCGCGGCTTCCTTGACCAACGTCAGGCCGGTCACGCCGGGGTCGCCCAGCGTTAGCCCAGCTATCTCAACCATCGGCATGCCGATGATGTAGAGCGTCGGCTCCATCGTGGTCAGGCCGTACGAGGCGATCACGCTGATCTCTGCCTGCCGGTATCCGTTCCGCTGTACCTTGAGTTCCAGGTATGTGCGGTAGTCGAAGCTGCCGTGGCTCGCATCGCCGTAGGTCTTGATGATCTCGTTGAGGTCGCCAGTTGCCCTGGCATCGGCAACCGGTTGCCCGTCGCCGAGTTCATATTCGACCTGTGATCCGGCGACAACGCCACTCGACAGGATGCCGACGAACTCGGCGGTGGTCGCGCCAGCGCCAGACAGGTAGCGCACGCCGCCGCCGGTCATGTTCGTGATGCTGGCGTCCGATGCGCCCTCTGCGCCGTTGATGAGGAACATCGTCGTGGGGCCGTTCATCGACAGGTTGAATGCCGTGTTGCGCAGTGCCGTCTGGCTGATGAAGGCGTCAATCATCAGCGAATAGACGCCACGGACTGACGGACCCCAGGAAGGCACGGTCAGTTGATTGCTCGCCCACGATGCGCTGGTCGTGTAGGTCAGGCCGTGCGCGGCATCGTAGTTGTAGTCCGGTGCCAGCGTGAACGCCTGCGTCTGGAATCCTGCCAGCACTACGCCCAGCACACGCTGCGGCAGGAATCCAGCCTTCTGCGCCACGATGTCCACGGTCTGTTCAGCATGTACGAAGTCGAGCGTTGTTCCGGTAGTTGACGCTAAAACGGTCTGCGTGCCGGTGGAGAATATCTGCAAGAGCGTGCCTGACTCGTTGCTCGTGACCGTGAACGTCGGATCGGGCGGCAACGGGTACTGGATCTGCTGATCGGTGCTGTTCGTCACCGTGTCGATTCTGATGTAGGTCAGCGCATTGGTCGCGTTCGCCGTGTTGACCGTGGCGCGGACCTTCAGCTTGACGCCGGTCGCTGGGTTGATCGCGCCGACTCCAGACAGATTCGCACCAGTGAGCGCAAGCCAGCTTCCGTTGTAGCCGCTCCCAGTATCCCACTGGAAATCCAGTGTGAAGTTGCCTGTGTTCGTGCCGGTTATCGTCGGTGCGATGTTCGCCAGCGAGGTATGCCCCAAGGCGAAGTACGGCATTTCCCATATCACAACGTCGGTCAGGTTCGGCATCGCCACTGAGCCGGTCGAGGTAAAGCCTGCTCCGGTGCCGAATGTTGCGATTACCTGTGATGCGGTTGCCGGTAGAGGCTCATTGGCTGCGACAATGATTCTGCCAGCAGTTGTGCTGGTGAAGATGTCAAGCCAGTGGCTGCCATACACGGCAGGTTGTCCACCTGCGTCATTTGTCCAACGGCACCCCCGCGCCGTGCATGCCAACGCGTCTATATCCTGCACATCTGCGGTGTCGCCCCACACGTTGTCATAGATGACATTCTGCACGCTGTTGGCGAGGTTTACTACCTTTGTTCTGACATTCTGGCAGTATACGCGGCGAATGGTGATATTTTGCGCCGCCGTCCCCGTGACGAAGTTAGCAGAGAATCCGCCGCAGTCGTATGGCGCTGCCGGCGTACCAACATTACGCATTTCTACGCCGTTTGCGCTTCCGCCTAGTGTCAGTACTGCGCTATACGGGGCGAGGTTGGCAAGCCCAGCAAACGTCTCAAACCCGTCAATGAATATGTCGGATGCGGTGTTGGTGATGTCGATTGCCGCTTGAGCGTTCGTCGATGTCGTGTTGCCATACATGATGTCGGCAAACTTTAGACCCGTGACGGTCACTGGTGAAACCTGCGACAGATTCAAGCGACCGCCGACGCACACGCAGTCCGTCATCGTGGCGGTTGCTGAACGGTTGACGAATATCGCACGGGCATCGGAGTTGCCGCGAGTGATAGCCGTTGTGCTGCCAAAGAATCCACCGTAACACCTCGTCAACGTAATGTTCGCGCAATCCTGTACGGCGATGGCATACTGCGTAGCGGCAGACGAGGCGTAGCGCGTGGCGCGGCAGTCCGTCAGCGTCACCTCCGTCAGCGAGGTGTTGATGTTGAACGGTGTTTCTTCGCGGGAGCTTTCCAGGCCGACGATGACGTTGTTCAGTCGGCAATACGTTGCGATGTTGGCGACGTTGATGGTGCGACCTACGCATGTGTTCTTGACATCCAGCGTGTATGCCGCCGAGCAGTCAATGTAGAGACTTGGCCCACATACGTAGTCTAGGTTGACGACGCCTGCTGATGTGGTCAAGGTCTGCCATCTGCTACCGATAGTGCCGACGCTTATCTGTCCACTCCATCCTGCTATGCTGATGGATACAATGACGTTCGGGATGCGAATCTTGCAGCCGGTAGGTGGCTTGTACCCACATGCGTTGCTGGAGCGACGGGCCAGAGTGATATCACCTCTGACGCTTGTGAACGTCTGCGCACCAGTAGCAGTGGCGTTCGCGCTGACCGTGACGCTTACGCCAGGGTCGATGGCTACCACATAGAGTTTGTCAGTGTTGGTCCAGCCAGCAGAAGCGATGACCGGAGCGCCAACGGCGAAGTTGCTAGTGCTGGTGGTTGTGACCACTGCGCTGCCGATGGTACTCCCCATTGATCCCTGCGTGAACCACTGCCCGAAGTAGGTTCCACGCTTGTCTGTGGGTATAAACTGCGTTGCCGTTCCCCATCGCAGACCAGCGGATTCCCACTGCTCATAGACGCCGGTTCCTGCTCCGGTTTCAATCCACACACCCGGCAGTGAATCTCTGAACGGCAGCGGGATCACTTGATCGTCGGTGCCATCTGTGACACCAAGCTCGTACCAATCACCTGTGGCGCGTAACTCGCCTAGACGCGGGATAGTGATAAGACCCTGGTCCTCACCGACAACGTGAATCCACGAACGCTTGCCGCCCGTGGCGCTATTGACGGTGATGGTCGCGCCACCTGGAAGCGTGATCGTTTCGTTATCCTGGAAGGTGCCGGTCTTGCTGCGGAGTTTTATCCATCCAGTTGTCGGCATCGCACCGGCAGCAGCACGCGGCTCAATCTCACCAGCGGCCCACACGCGGAATAGCTCGCCGGTCGCGCCACTGGTGCCGCCCGTGACGCCGTTGCTGCCAAGAGCGGCCAGCGCCGGGACATTGCCGCTGGAGGCATCGAATGCGATCTCCCATACCTGGGTGCCGTTGAGGTGGAACAGACCGCCGAGTGTCGAACTGATCGTAACGCTGCCGAGAACCGCAGCGTTCTGGCCCCAGCGAACGTCTCCAGTAACAGTGACGCTGCCACCGTTTATCGTGTAGTCCTCGCCGTTCAGCAGTCCGCTGACGCTGGCCGAGTCGTGATCGACTGAGGTAGTGACGGTCTGGCTGGCCATTTAGCTCACCGTTCCGCTGGCGTAGGTTGCGCTGACGTAGGCCACGGACTACTCGTCCTTGAGCTTCTTCAGATACGCCTTTGCATCCGCCACGCGCTTTTCCAGAGTGGCGACTTCCGCACGTTTTGCGGCGATAGACTTGTCAATCACCGCAGCGTCATGCTGGATACGCTCCGCATATGCGTCAGCATCCGTGCGTATATCTGCCGCCTTCTCTTGGGCAGAGTCAATCAACGCTTGCGACTCAGTGATTGCCATTTCTTCGATGGCAGCAGCTTGCTCCCGCGCATGCTTCTCGCGCTCTGCGATCCGCTTCTCACGCTCATCCAGCGCACGGTCGGCTTCATTCCGCTGCGTAGTCGCGGCGTCAATCTCGGCCATGATGTGCGAGCGACGGGCTATAGCCTCACGCACGGTCTGCTCCACATTGGCAACCTGCTCAAGCGTCTCAGGCAGATCGGCTAGTGGCTTCAGGAAGGATGCTAATTGACGGAGGCGGTCGATGTCAGACTTGTGCAGCATTAGCCTCTCCCAACAGCGGCGACGGTGCAGGTGATGCTGGTCGAGCCGTCGCCAGTGACTTCAGGCCGGATGTACACGGGGACTTCAGTCAGCGTGATCAGCTTGTTGGAGGTAGCCGAGATGGCCACGTTGAACACATCGCGGATCGTGTCCCACTGGACGCCGTCGTTGCTGCCCGTGAAGGTGACAGATCCACCGACTCCGAAGGTGCCACCGACTTGCACGGTGCGGTCATTGAAGCGTGTCAGGATGATAGCTTCCCCGACATCCCCGTTAGCCATGCTTGACCAGCGGCGGACGCGCACACCGTCAAGATCAACAAGCGTTCGGTCAGGTGACAGGGGGAGATGCGGGATAGTAGCCACGCCGGAATACTAGTCGCTACTTGATCTTGTGCAAGACCTCTGTGTCACACTGCTGGCGGATCGCCCGTAGTTCAGAACGCAGCGCCGTACACTGGACTTCCAGCATAGCGATCTTCTGCCGCAGATACTGATTATCATTCTCAGCATTCTCCAGCATAGACCGGAGGATCACGGGGTCATCCATCGGAATCTCCGTGTTGCTCGCGCAGCATCAGCATGTAGCACTCCCAATTGATCTTCTTCAGCCGGTCAGCGAGCGACCGCGCCGTCTGGGTCAACCCTGCGTTATAGGCCATGACCAGAGGATCAGAATTGAAAGGGACCGGGATATCCCCTTCGGATATACATGCCGCCAGAAAGCGTCGGCCAGCGGCAGAACGAATGACGTAATCAAGGTCTTTATCCTCGTCGGTCATCTAGTAAATCTCACGCCAGGTGAGTGATCCATAGAAGTCCTCACTTTGTACAGACAGGCTGTGTACCTGTAAGCTGTACACATCTGCAACGCCAGCCAGAGTCGTTCCAAGAGTCAGGACCGGACGCGCCTGCTGCTCGACCGCATTCGCGTTAGATGACACATATCCAGCGGAAACAGTAGTCCCGGTATTTTCTGTGACGGTCCTAGTCGTGTTCTGCTCCATTATGGAGTTAGACACATTAGACCAGGATCCTGCTCCTGTCACGGTTGGGTTCATCACAAGACGCCAGCGGAATGCAGCCGTTGTAGTGTTCAGAACGGACAACTGCTGAATGAACGCTGTCGAAAACTCGGTAAATCCAGACTGTATCCGAACAGCCAAGAGTTCCTCAAATGCGCCAGCGACTATGGCGTTAGCCGTTGTTCCGGTGTCAGCCGATGATGTGACGCCCGTAATGTCGTACCCACCCTCGCTATTCACGCTGGCGCAGATAGCCTCCAGCGCAGCAGTACCTGTGATGCTTGAAGTGGCTTCC